TAAAAGCGTTTAAAGATGCAAATGGTGGATTAACAAGTGTTGTAGGTATTGCAACATCTTCAGGATTTAATCTTGGTATACAAACTGCTGCATATGATAATATCACTGGTATCATCACAGTTACAACTGATATTGTTCACGGTTTTGGATTGGAGAGACCTAACACAGTTAAACTTAAAGGATTAGAATTTAGATGTCCTAAGACTGTTGTAGGAACACCTACAAATGCAACATATAATCCAGCAAACGGAGTGTTAGTACTAACTATTCCTAATCATGGACTTGTAAATGGTGATGCTGTAGTTCTTGACACGGGTGCAATATGCTTTACCTGTGATAAAGATGGCAATAACTCTACTCATTGTTATCCTCGTGCAACTGACCCTGCTGCTGGTCAATACTTAACAGTAAGTAATGTTACTACAAATACTTTCAGAGTAAATGTCGGGGCATCTGCACCAGGTGACCAATATGTTCATACATTTGTTTCTGCTGCTGCAAACTCTGTCAAGACAATAGGTGGTGGTGGATATGTAGGAGTTACAACTACAATCTTCCAAGACCATGAGAGACCATTATTTGTTGTAGGTATAGTTTCTGAAAGAACATTTGAAGTTAGAGCAGGAGCAAGCACAATACCCCACACATATCAAGGTGGTGGTCATGCATATGAATTCTTTGAAGATTTAACCTTTGGTTCAGGATATCGTGGTGGTTCTGTTGCAATCGGTGTTACTGATGAAGCATATGAACATAGATTTGTAAGTTCTGGTATAGGTTCAATACGTAAGGGTAATTTTGCTGCCACAGGTGCAAATGCATTTACAGCGACAAATGCTGTCTACACATCTCATACAGGTCAATTAATTCTAACCATACCTAGTCATGGTTTATCAACAAGTGATACAGTTGGAATTGATACTGGTGGATTGGTATTTAAGTGTTCAAAAGATAATTTCTTCTCAGATCATCCATATCCACGTTCACTATCTAAGACAAGTTCTCCAAATTCAGATCCAGTTGCTGGTATTCAGACTGCAATTCTTGCTACAACACTTAATACAATCACTATCAATGTTGGTCAAGGTGGTGGCGGTGGTACAGGTGCAGTTGTGACTGCGACAGTTGGTGTTGGTGGTACACTTGCATTTAATATAGTTTCTGCTGGTACAAGTTACGTTAATCCAAAAATTATAATTCCTGAACCAAATTATGATAATTTACCTATCATAGGTGTCTCTAGACAGGGCATAGGTGCAACAACTGACACAGGTTCAAACTTACTGATTGATGTAAAAGTCAGTGCTGCAAAAACTACTGTTGGTATCGCTTCTACATCATTTGAAATATCTGAGTTTCAGATTGCAAGAGCAGGACATTCGTTTAAGGTAGGTGATAGATTCAAACCAGTTGGTCTAGTTACAGCTGCTCATCTATCAGCACCATTACAAGAATTTGAATTAGAAGTAACACAAACCTTCAGTGATAAGTTTTCAGCATGGCAGTTTGGTGAATTAGACTTTATTGATAGTATTAGAAATTTACAAGACGGTTCAAGAACAAGATTCCCATTATTCTTTAATGGTCAACTACTAAGTTTTGAAAAAGACCTTAATAATGCTCGTTCACAACTCATTGATTTAAATTCTGTACTGTTAATATTCGTCAATGGTGTATTACAAAAACCAGGTTCTGCTTATGTATTTGAAGGTGGTACCACTTTTGAATTTATTGAAGCACCAAGAGAAGAGGCAAAGGTTGACATATTCTTCTATAAAGGACAAGAAGGAGTCGATGTTGATGTTGCTGACATACAACAAACAGTTAAGATAGGTGATGAACTCAGATTATTTAAAGGTCCTCTTGGAATTACAACTTCTCAGGAAGCAGAAAGAACACTTAATGAATTACTCGGTGCAAAACTAGTAGAAACTGACATTTATACAGGTGCAGGTATTGATGAAAATAATGATAAACCTGTAAGATGGACAAAACAAAAAGTTGATATTGTATTAGGTGGAAAGAAAATCAACAAATCAAGAGAAATACTTGAACCACAAGTCTATCCAACTTCAAAAATCATAGGTGATTTTACAGCAACTTCTGGTAGCCAAAGCACAAATGGTATATTTGTTGATGATGCTGAAGTATTCTTCTATGAGAAGGGAGAACATTTAAGTGCTGACAAACCTAATGAGACCGATGGTGATTATGATTTAGAATTTAATACTGTTGATGCCTTGGTCACTTCTGGAACAATCAATGTAGGTGCCTCCGCTACTGCGATTGTATCTGCAGCAGGTACAATAACTTCAATTGATATTACAAATGCAGGTAGTGGTTATAATAGTGCCACAGTTAAAATTAGTTCACCACTAGTGGGAGTTGCAACATTTATACAATCTGATGGTACAGTAGGAGTGGCAACTACTGCTACAGCAACTGCTACAATTACAAATGGAGCAATATCTGCTATAAATGTCACAAACGCAGGATTTGGATACTCAAATATAACTCCTCCACAAGTTATAATTGACTTACCCACATTTGAGACTGAAAAAATTACATCAATTAGTAATGTTGAAGGATTTACTGGTATTATTACAGGTATCAGTACAGTAACTAATAGTGGACAATCTGCACTTAAATTCTTCTTTACAGCAGATAAAGAGGCAAATTCATTACTAGTCAACTACCCAGTGTTTATCTCTGATACAGTAGTAGGAAATGGTATCATATCTGTTGATACTCATAACTCATCAGTGGTTGGAATCGGTTCTACTTTCCTTGATAACATCTATAAAGTTCATGCAATCAATACATTGGGAAGAACTGGTGAAATTACTTGCAACATACAAAATGGTCAAGTAACAGGTGTGGGTGCAGGATTAACAGGTAATTATGATAATACTGCAGTGGGTATCGCTACACATCTAGGTCGAATCTCATGGGGTAGATTATATAATGTATCAAGAGCAAATAGTCCTATTTCTATTGGAGTGACTGGTTTAACTGTTAATTCTGGATTGACTACCTTCCCAACTATTCAAAGAAAGAACTACACTGCAGCATCATTAAGAGGTCTTAGATCATCTGGTGCTATCAGAGTGTTTGGACTTTGATTAAATTACCACTATAAATAAAAAGAAAAGAAAAGTTTAGATACAATGTCAGCGATTATTACTGATCAATTTAGAATTCTGAACGCAAACAACTTTGTTGAATCAGTAGAAAACACAAATAATTCATATTATGTTTTCATCGGACTACCTAACCCTGCTGGTACTCAATCATTAGTTGGTTACGGTAGGTCTTCTGATTGGAACTCTAGCACACCTGCACCTACCGATAGTTTTTCTTATCGTTCACATACAGGTGATACGATGATGTTTGGTAAAAAAATAGCATCATCAAATATTAGAAGAATTATACGAAGAGTAGATTGGGTATCAGGAAGTAGATATGAAATTTATAGAGATGACTATAGTGTAGATAATCCAAGTCCTTTAACACAAGCAAATAGATTATATGATGCGAACTACTACGTTCTTAATTCCGACTTTAAAGTTTACGTTTGTATTGATAATGGATCAACGGGAGCTAACCCTCTTGGAAATGTCTCCCAAGATGAACCTACATTCACAGATTTGGAACCCTCAAAAGCAGGAAACAGTGGTGACGGATATCTTTGGAAGTATCTTTTCACTGTTTCACCTAGTGATATTATTAAATTTGACTCAACTGAATTTATTACTGTCCCAAATGGTTGGAACTCTAGCCAAGATTCTCAAATCAGGTCAGTACGAGAAAACGGAAACTCTGAAGTAAACCAGAATCAAATCAAACATGTATATATTGAAAATGCTGGAAGTGGTTATGCAAATGGTTTGAGTCAAGAGGTTGATATCATAGGTGATGGTGAAGGTGCAAAAGCAAGAGTTGACGTTGTTAATGGCACTATAACTGATGTTACTGTGAGTGCTGGTGGTAAAGGATATAGTTACGGTATTGTTGATTTAGGAACATTAAGTAGTGGAGTAAGCACATCTACTGGTCGTGCAAAATTAGTTCCAATTATTCCACCATCATTAGGTCATGGTCATGATTTATATACGGAGTTGGGAACTGATAGAGTTATTGTATATGCAAGATTTGACGATTCTACTAAAGATTTCCCAATAGATACAAAGTTTTCACAGGTTGGTGTGGTGAAAAATCCAACAAAAGTTGGAACATCAGTGACTTATACTGATAATACTTATTCCTCATTACAAGCAGTAAAGTTTGACACTGTTTCAGGTGTACCTGAAGTTGGTGAAGAAATTAAACAAGTACTTACAGTAGCACCAAATACTGGAAAGGTATCAACTGCATTCATAGCATCATATGATAGTGAAACTAAGGTGATGAAATACTTTAGAGATAGATCTCTAAATTTCAATAGAACAACTTATGATCATACAGATTATGCGGGTATTTCAACTGCTGGTCGAATATACCAATTTGAATCTCAAATAGGTGCAAATAATATTGAAGGTAAAAAATCATCCTTCTCTGGTGCAATATCTCGAAATTTTTCTGGGATAACAACAAATCCTACAGGTAATAAATTAATTAACTTGGGTGTCAACTTTATTTCAGGACTTTCTAATTCTGAGATAAATAAAGGGTCAGGTGAAATAGTCTACTTAGACAATAGACCATTAATTGTGAGAAACTCTAGACAAAAGGAAGACATTAAAATCATACTCGAATTCTAAAAATGCCACAAAAGACTAATTTAAATATATCACCTTATTATGATGATTTCGATAAGGCTGATCAATTTTACAAGATACTATTCAAACCTGGATATCCTGTACAGGCAAGAGAGTTAACTGGTTTACAGTCTCTACTACAAAATCAGGTAGAATCTTTCGGTAAACATATATTTAAAGAAGGTTCGATGGTCATTCCTGGTGGCATTGAACTTGATAGGTCATATTTTTCTGCAAAGGTAAATGATACACATCTTGGCATTGATGTGTCAATTTATCTAAGCAACTTATTAGCAAATAATAATGGTAAGGGAACAAGAGTAAGAGGTCAAACATCAGGAATAGTAGCAACAATAAAAAACTTCATTCTTCCTCCAGCAGAGGGTGTAGATAATATAACAATTTTTATTAAATATCAACAGTCTGGAACAGATGGAGAAAGTTCATCATTTCCAGATGGAGAAGTATTAATATTAGAAGAACCATTAACATATGGAAATACAAC